GGTACTCAGACGACGCTTACAGATAAAAACACTATGCCTGAACAGGTTCAGGCGATGCAGGAAAAAGCACCTTCCCGGCATGAAGAAACGGACAAGGCATTCGAGAGTATTTTCTGGTGTGCAGGCATGCGTAAGACCGGGAAGAAAAACGCAGCCTCAGCTTTCCGAACTCAGTTCATGTTGTGGCGGAAGGAAACGCACGGATCACCCGAAGAGTTTGCGAGGATGCTGGCAGCAGATATCCGGTGCCGGGCTGGCGTTCAGTTTGGCTTTGACCGGCTTCACCCTGCGACATACCTGAACGGCCAGCGCTGGAACGACGACAAGCCGATTCCTGAAACCCCACAGGCCAAATCATCTTCCACCATCACCGTGTCGAAAACCGGTTATGTATTCTTCGACAGGTGAGCCATGAAATCCAGAATCAAAGCGTTACTCATCGCTGGCTATAACCATGGCTGGCTAAGTCCTGCATTCGTTGAATTCTGGTTTAACCGTCTGGATCTGAGGTCAACCTAATGACACCTAGCGAACTAAGTGACCTGCTGTGGTCGCAGGTAGACAGGGTAGCGCCGCACCTGTTGCCGAACGGCAAGAAAGACGGGCATGAATGGGTGGCTGGCAATGTCCATGGCGACAAAGGCTCCAGCCTGAAAGTAAACCTCAACGGCAAAAAGAAATGGGCTGACTTCGCTGAAGGTGATGGCGGTGACATGCTTGACCTGTGGATGGCGTGTCGCGGTATCAGCCTCCATCAGGCGATGCAGGAGGCCAAAGCGTTCCTAGGCATCCGCGATGACGACCACCATTTCGACGCAAAGCGCGAAAAGAAATTCTCCCGTCCTGACCGAAAGAAAGTCGCCCGATACTGCAACAAAACAGAGCATCACATCGATTACCTCAAATCACGTGGCATCTCTCCGGAAACGGCGAAAGCGTTTGAAGTCGTCAGCGGAAAGGTGTGGAACGGCGAGAGAGAGCTGGACGCTCTGGTATTCCCGTATAAGCGCGATGGAGAGCTGATTCAGGTCAAACGCATCAGTACCGAGCGACCGAACGGCAAGAAGGTCATCATGGCTGAAGGTGACTGTGAGCCCTGTCTTTTTGGCTGGCAGGCGCTGGACAGCAAAGTTCGCTCTGTTGTTCTGTGCGAAGGCGAAATCGACTGCATGAGCTACTCACAGTACGGCATCAACGCACTGTCAGTACCGTTCGGCGGCGGCAAGGGGGCGAAGCAGCAATGGATTGAGTTCGAGTTTCACAACCTTGATCGCTTCGAAGAAATCTGGATATCGATGGACAACGACGAAGTAGGACAGGAAGCCGCCAGAGAGATAGCCAGCCGCCTCGGTGAACATCGCTGCCGGATGGTCAAGTTACCACGCAAGGACATCAACGAGTGTCTGATGGACGGCATCTCCGAAGATGAAATCTGGCAGTGTCTTGGCGGTGCCGCATTCTTCGATCCGGAAGAACTATACAGTGCCCGCGAGTTTTACCAGGACACCATCAACGCGTTCTACGGTAAGCAGCAGTACCTCTTTAACCCACCATGGGAATCACTGGCATATAACTTCCAGTTTCGCGAAGCCGAGTTGACGCTTGTCAACGGCGTTAACGGACATGGGAAAACGGAAGTCGTCGGTCATATGGCTCTGGAAGCCATGAGGCAGGGCGTCAAGACATGCGTTGCTTCGCTTGAGCTTAAGCCCGGCATACTGCTTAAGCGCCTTACCCGCCAGGCCACATGCTGCAAGATGCCTCCGGTTATGGAGATTGAGTCGGCATTCAACTTCTACGATGACCGCTTATGGTTATTCGGTCTGACTGGAACGGCGAAAGCTGAACGCCTGATTGAGATATTCACCTATGCCCGCCGCCGATATGGAATCCGGCTTTTCATCATCGACAGCCTTATGAAGTGCGGCATCGGCGATGACGATTACAACGGGCAAAAAGCGTTTGTCGACGCACTGTGTGACTTCAAGAACAAGACCAACTCTCACATCATCCTCGTTACTCACTCCCGCAAAGGAGACAGCGAGGAAAAGCCCACCGGCAAAATGGATGTGAAAGGCTCTGGTGCCATCACCGACCTCACAGACAACCTGTTTATCATCTGGCGCAATAAAGGCCGGGAGAGAGCGTTACAGCGCGTCCAGGCGGGCGAGCAGCTTAACGATAAAGACCAGCAGCTGTTAGCCGGTCCGGCATCTGTTCTGATGCTCGAAAAGCAGCGAAACGGAGAAGGCTGGGAGGGCGGCGTTCCACTGTTTCTCGATGACCAGTCTCACCAGTTTCTGCAGGTCGAAGGCGCATCCCCATACAACTACGTCGCTAACATGCCTAAGTCTGAATATGACGAGGTGTGGCAGCAGGAAAACGTTTCTCAAATCTGACATCACAAGGATTAACCATGAGCACTATTAGCAATGAGGTTTTAGAAAAGCTGTCAGTTCGCTATCGCCTTCTGGCAAAAATACATGATGGCAGCGAGAGTCAGGCTTGGGAGGAAAGCGCCTTAATCGTTGAGGAGCTTCTGGCGCTGCGCAAAGAGCGGGAGAAGGAAGAATCAGCCGTTTGCCCAAAATGCGGCAACACTGGATTAGCCGATAGCGGCGGGGTGCAGCCATGGGGAGAGCCAATTCTCATTGAATGTGATTGCACAGCACCGCCCGCGCCTAGTATTGCTGATGACTCTCTGCCATATGACCCACAAATTGCTGAGTATGAGCAAATGATGGAAGCAGAGCAGGCTCAAGCCGACACCACCTCGCAGCAGTTCGAATCGCTGGCAGGTAAGGCGGTTGTACCGGCGGGATGGAAACTGGTGCCGATTGAGCCGACTTTTGAAATGCAGATTGCCTTTGCTGAGGCATGGTTCAGCAAAGTGAGGTGCGTCGATGACTGTGAACTTGAGGATGCCTATATCGCCATGCTTGCTGCGGCACCTGAGCCATGCAAATAACCCGCGACGACATAGATACCATTGCCAGATACATCGGCAATCCTCGCTTCATCGACATCGAAACACTCACCAAACGATATCTCTTTACCAGCCAACTGATAATGCTTCAGGCAATCAGTAAGGCGAGGTATTGAGCGGAGCAATCCCATGAAAACGATACGAGCCAAAATTCTCGCCATCATGAATGTCGGGATGGTTTTAACCACGAACGAAATATCCAGACGAACAGGGAACACACTCGAAGCAGTTCGCGTCGTACTTAACCGCATGCAGAAAGACGGCGAGCTGACCGGAACCAGCCAGAAGCCCCGGCGCTGGCGTCTGGTCGATTCCGTTAATCACAGAGCCGAGCTTATCCGCTGCGTGAAAACCTTCGGCGCGCTCACTGCATTTCAGGCCAGCGAAATCACCGGGCTATCTCCTGTGTACTGCATCAACACCATGCGGGTGCTGGAGATGAACGGCGAGCTGACACGTAAGTACATCCACGCTGAACTCTCAGATGGCCGCAAGACGCGCTGCTACGAATATTATCCGGCACCTGAGCGCAAGCCGATTAACCAGGCTGCGGCGATAAGCCCGTTTGCAAAACTCATCACCTCACGAATCGGAGCCTGATATGAGCGTCCTGATGACTGGATTTACCGGCGCAATGTTTCTTATTGGCGCTATCGCAATGCGAGATGGACTGATGTTCACCAACGCCTGTGTATTCATTTGCTGTTCGTTGTTGCTGGATAAAGAGGAGAAGCACCGTGGATAAGAGCAGAGAGCAGTTTCAATCATGGTGGGAAGAATGGTTCGGAGAAGCGCCCCTGACGCCATGGAATGAGTTGTGGTGTGGTGATGGATATTCTGCGGAAGATATCGACCATATGTGGGAGGCGTGGCAAGCATCCCGCGAGACGGTGCAAGTAGAAATCCCGGAAGTCGAAAAGTGGCGCACACCAGAAGCGGTAAGGGCGCAAAGGGCGATGTTGGTGCTTGTTAAGCAAGCTATCAGTGACGCCGGTCTCAAGGTTAAGGGGGAGTGATGACCGCTGAAGAACAAAGAAAGTTCATCATGTCTCTGTGCGAACAAATGAGAACGCGACAAATTCCCGACCTGATGCAGTTGTGGCGGGAAGCTGAGGAGGGATACCGCCGGCAAATAAGTCAATCTGGCTTTTCAAATTGCACATCAGCACGCAAAACAGGACATAGCCTATACACATATTGAGGCGCGCCATGAGGAAACAAACGTTTGAAATCCGAACACCGTTAGTCCAGCAAAACGCCATCCGCACCATCCAGCAGCTTTACCCCGACCCCGAAAGACCTCTCATCGTAACCATTCAGGAAAAGACGCGCTCAGTAGAGCAGAACAAACGTCTTTGGGCCACGTTGCGCGATGTGTCTGAGCAAGTCGTATGGCATGGCGCAAAACTGAATAGCGAAGACTGGAAGCACATATTCACCGCGGCCCTCAAAGGCCAGCGCTCAGCGCCAGGTATTAACGGCGGATATGTCGTTCTTGGACAGTCGACCAGCAAGATGCGCGTAAGCGAATTCAGCGAGCTTCTGGAGCTGATTTACGCCTTCGGCGCAGAGAGAGACGTCCGGTGGAGCGAGGACGCTCAGGAAGCTATTGAGTGGGCCAGGCGAACTGGAAGGAAGGTGGCTGCATGAGGCTACAGCGACGAAGTATCACCGACATAGTCTGCGAAAACTGCAAGTTTATGGTCCGACCCCGCCGCAAGAAGAAATCTGAATTACCTCCCTCTCAAATCCCAACGTACGCGTATACCGCCCACCTTGCTGATGTCCGGTGGCTGCGTCAACGCGCCAGGAGGAAACATGACAGCTGAATACGAGTACGCAGAGCGCTTTGCTGATTTGATGGAAGACATGCAGGGCGATGGCGTGGACGCCATGAACGTCCTGATGAATTACCTCATGGGCTTCGTCGAGCAGTCGACAGAAGGTGACGAGGACAAAAGGCTCATCTGGCAAATCGAAGACAAAGAGCTGGTTATCACCATTGAGCCAGTAGACGGCACAAACACAGCGAGGCTTCACTGATGGACTATTCACAGTTAAGTGATTTTGAAATTAACGGCATGGTTGCATCGTTAACTCAAAGTCCAGGCGACCACACACAAACCAGCAACGAAACCTTCATCCATGAATATGCTGACATCGGAGAAATCAAAAGCCTGTGTATCGGCTGGAAAAAATTTGACCCGTGCAACAACCCCGCCGACGCATGGCCGATTATTCAGGACAATCGTATTAGTTTGGTTATCGATGATACGACAAATGAATGGTCATCGGCTCTGGTTAATGACTTTTCTGAAGACAGCGCATTCCAGCATTCCAACGCCAATAAAAACCCTCTGCGTGCGGCGATGATTACTTTCCTCATGATGCAGGAAAGCCAACATGCTTAACCCCACCCAAACCCAAACCTACGAGCAGCAGAGCATAGCCAGAGCTCTCTGCGCAGGATGCAGCAAGCAACTTGAACCAGATGAAACGCACTGCTGTGAAGAGTGCGTAGCGCAGGCTATCTACTATCGCGATCCGAATCATTTTATGGTGGAGGATGAAGATGAAGGTTCTCATTGATGATGAATGCGTGCTGACGATAAGGCCAGAAACCGGAGCAGAAGCATTGGCATTGAGATTCTGGTGTCAAGGCTATAAACCATTCGGGGCAGAAGATGATTATTCAAGGATTATTGTTGAGACACACAGGTTAGGTGAGGAGTCGGATGATGGCGAAATCATCAAGGCGCAGATGTAAAAACGAAGAGTGCAGAGAATGGTTTCACCCTCAACACTCGAACATATGGTGGTGCTCCCCGGAATGCGGCGCAAAGATAGCACTTGAGCGACGAAGCAGGGAGCGTGACAAAGCACTCAAAGCAGCAGAGAAGAAACGACGAAGAGAAGAACAGCAGCAGAAAGACAGACTCAAGATTCGAAAGCTCGCCTTAAAGCCCCTCAGCTACTTCCACAAACTCACTCAGCAGGCATTTAACGAATACATCCGCACAAGAGATGCAGGCAGTCCATGCATAAGCTGCGGCAGGCTTACGGGCGCAAAAATGAACGCAGGCCATTTCAGGACGGTCGCGGCTTCTCCGGAAACCCGGTACGACGAAACCAACTGTCACATCCAATGCGAACACTGTAATTCGTACCTGTCGGGGAATATCGGAGCATACCGCCCGAGGCTCATCGAAAAAATAGGGAATGAAGCCTATGAAAAATTGATGGGTCCGCACGAGAAAAAGAAGTGGACGCGTGAGGATTTGCAGGAGCTGGCGAGGCACTACAGACAGAAAACCAAAGCACTGCGTGAGAGCAGGGAGGAGGCCGCATGAGCGAAGTAAGCAGAGAGGTCTGTGAGGAATATCTCGATGCCCTGGTGACCGTCGAGCTGGCAGCAAAGTTGGCGCAGAAAGACGGCCGCAAGGTTAACGGTGCTATCCGCGCAACGGTGAGTGCATTGCTGCCGCGGCTTAGCGACCGGAAAGTCAGGGGAATATTCACCGGCCTTGCACGTCAGCCATTCCCGGATGGCGCGCTCAAGATGCTGCGCAGGCAGCTCGATTCAATGGTAGGGGAGCCAGTATGAGCACAGTTACAAACATCGCATTAGCTCAGCAGCGCCAGAAAGATAAGGAGATGCTTGAGGCTATCGAGTGGCAGCTTAACAACGTTCACGAGACGGAGAAGCGTCTTATGGAAATGCGTCGGGAGCTTGTAAACCGGCTCGGCATCAACAAGCCAGAGGGAGGCGATGCAGCGTGAAGAGGCTCACACCAGTATTTGGCATGGTTAATTTCATCGACGACGCTCACTTCCGACGGGTATGGAAGCATCCGAAGAAAACCATCAACTCCCGCCAGAAAGCATGGACGCATTATATGCTTCAGGTATGGGGCAAAGTTAATGCAGGTGACGATTCGCCCGCCGGGGCTATCAACGTTATCGGGCGTCTAATGATTCGCAGCCAGTGGAGCGATGATAAGGCTAAGCAGATAGAAAGCGTTGTCATGCGGCTATACGAGGAAGAAGGCTTGCGGGGAGATGCTCTGTATCAGAAAGCTCGCGAACTGGTCATCCCGCAATCTTCATTCAGCAACATCATCGCTCTCGCCAAAGAATCAGATGATGCTGCGTTTGTTGAGCGCGTTATGGTTAAAACCTTTCACCGTGAAAGCCCCGTCCGCGATGTAGCTATTAAGCGATATTGCAACCGCAATTGCACGCAAGATATCGCCAGGCTGATGAGCCATGTCACCGGAATGGATGTGCAGTCATGTCGGCGTCGTGTTGTCTGGTGCGAGAATGTGCTCGACTCGGAAATATTTTTCGCAATGAAGCGTGAAATTGAGAATGAATTTCCTCAATTAGCGGCTTAAGTAATAAATATTTTCCGAAAGCATTGCAATCGCGAAATCGAAGTAGTACATTTTGTGTATGCTCGGAGCAAAAGCGAACTGAGCAGCCAAACATACAAGCCCTGAGGTTCACGCCTCGGGGCTTTTTTATTGGCGAAATCTGGTAAGGGTATTGACTTGGTAATCCAGGATAGTTCCGGCTGGTCAATGGGGTCAGTGCTCTTTCCAGTTTTCGTCACGTTAGCGACTTTGCGGACTTTTTAGAAACTGACCACAAAGATAAATGCAAACGATGATTTGATGTTGATGGCGGCGTAACAGCCTTAAATCACGGGGTCTTCCGACTCCCCGCTACCAAATTCGGCGCATTGTTATCCCGTGATGTGATTAATAAAACGGGGTCACTAATTTTGGAGGGCGTGTGGATAAGAAGACTGCATACGATATTGCCAAAGCGTCTGTTATGCATTGGACTATTGATAAGGACGGATACCGCTGCGCAACAGTAACTAAGAATGGTGATAGTCGCACAGTTCGCAGGCATATTTTGAATTTCTATTTAGAACATGGCTGGATTCCTGATTATGTTGACCATATAGACAACACGCCAGGAAATGATGAGCCAAGTAATTTACGGGCCGCAACCGCTTCACAGAATAGCTGCAACTCCAAAAAGCGCTCAGACAACAGCAGCGGTGTCAAAGGGGTTTCTTGGGACACATCGCGACGCAAATGGCGTGTCAGAATAGAAATTAATGGCAAAACAAAGCTAATTGGTAGATTTGATGATATTGAAGATGCTGAATTAGCTATTCGTAAAGCCCGTAATGAATTTCACGGTGAATTTGCGAGGATGTAATGCACTGGCCCGGTGTGATTAATAACGGGCGCACAACAGGTAAGCTGCTTGACGATTGAACCGCTACGCGGGGCGTTCGTGTTGTGAAACAGGCAGCTTTCCGTTGTGGTGAATGCGCAGGCTGATGCGCGCAGAGCGGGATGTGCTTTGAGGGTGAACCGACCATTAAGTGCGTAGACAAAGCAAGCCGGAGTTCAGCACCGGCCACCACACATATTCAGACGGCAGAAAATAAAATCCCCGCCGAAGCGGGGAACATCTTAACCTGGTGGGTTAGGGGACATCTCTTCGAGGGCTGTACATCTTCCCGTTGAGCACTATGCAACCCATGCTAATCCACTTAGTAACCTGTTGAGGTAGCACTCCACACGCTAAGGCGAAATCAGCCTGGCTCGGGAAGTTCTTCTCAATGTACTCTTTGATCGGCATAAGCTCAGATTAAAACTCAGAGAAACATTTTTCGACGAAGCGTTCACTTTCTTCGTCCACTGAGATTGCTTCATCAAACGCCACGTCATATCCGAGAGACTCGGCCTTGCGCTGAACGAAAGCGAAAAACTCTTTCGCTTCTTCTTTGCTCATGTCGAAACGTGAATCCGGTGAATAGGTGTTAATGGTGATAGTGGTCATAGCATTTGCTCCTGTTTAGATGGGTAGATAATAAACCAAAACGGTTTATATGTTATGACATGCATCACAATATCCATACAAACTTTAAGGCTCGCTTCGGCGGGCCTTTTTCGTATTAGGCCACAGGCAATCAATCACAGATGAACCCTCGCATCCGATGCCTCGCTGGCCTTTCCTAACTACACCACAGCACTTCCATTATCGGAGGTGTGAGAAATGCTACGTATGAATACCAACAACGGATTCTGGTCGTATTTCTGGTCAGGTCTAACGGGATTCTTCGCCATGTTGACTCTTCAGGATGTTCTGTTTGCCCTGGGATTTGTCATAACGGCGACATTCACCTGGCTGACATATCGTTCAAACGACCGAAAGAACAAAGCAGCGATTGAGGAAGACCGGAAGCGAACTGAAATCCTCAAAGCTGCATATGCCCGTGGTGATGTAACGAACATTTCCGAGGGTGCCAAAATCGTCAAAGACATCGACCAGGAACTATCGCCATAGGTGAGACCATGCAGATACCAGCGAAACTACGTACTGCACTGGTTGCAGCTGCGGCGGGAGGGGCGTCATTTATCGCTGGCGTCCTGATACAAGACCAGGAAGGTGTTAAATACAAGCCTTACCTCGACCCTGTCGGCATTCCTACTGTGTGTGCAGGCATTACCGGCCCGGATGTGAAGATGGGCAAGGTCTACACAAAGCGGGAATGCGATGACCTTCTGAACAAGCACATGCAACCGGTTATCAAAGCCGTGGATGCCTCAGTTAAGGTTCCGCTGTCCACTTACCAGCGTGCTGCGCTCTACTCCTTTACATATAACGTAGGGGTAAGCGCCTTCCGGTCATCAACATTGCTAAAAAAGCTCAACAATGGCGACAGAAAAGGAGCCTGCGACGAGCTGCGTAAATGGACATGGGCGGGCGGTAAGCAGTGGAAAGGATTGCAAACTCGCAGGGAGATAGAGCGCTCCATGTGCCTGGCGGAAAGCGAAAATGACCTTTAACTGGAAGATCATCCTCTTCGGCGTCATGACTCTGCTACTGGCAATCGCCATAGTCATCGGCAGTTATTACCGGTCAGTGCTCACAGAAACACAGGCATCTTTAACCAAAGTTAATCGTGAATTAAATCTGGCTAAAGATACTATCGCCGACATGCAGACTCGCCAGCGCGATGTCGCCGCGCTCGACGCCAGATACACAAAGGAGCTTGCAGATGCTCAGAGCACTATCAATCAGCTTGAGCGCGATGTTGCTACTGGCAAGCGTCGGCTGCAGCTTAACGCCACCTGCACAGCGAACGGAGCGACCGGCACCGGCAGCATGGGCGATGCTTCCACCGCCAGACTTACAGACTCCGCTCAACGGGATTATTTCACCCTCAGAGAGCGAATCGAAACAGTGACCAAACAGGTTAACTATCTGCAGGACTACATCCGGCAGCAGTGCCTGAAGTAACCGAGCCTCGCAATAGCGGGGTTTTTTTATGCGCTTCGCACGCGCAAACATCAATCCCTAAGCCTACAGAAAAGCAAGCCTGAGATTATCCGTAAATGGTGCGTCTTAGGGGACGGCTTAATCTGTGCGACAGGCTTGTTTCTCTATAGGAGCACCAACCTATGCAATATCCAGTAAATGACCATCCGTTAGTAATGACCAGCATTGAAATCGCTGAGCTGGTAGAAAAGCGGCACGATAACGTTAAGCGCACGATAGAAAGCCTTATTGAGCGGGGCACGATTGCTTCTCCTCAAATTGAGGAAAAGCCCACAGCAGGCCGCCCAGTGAGTGTTTATGTGTTTGAAGGTGAGCAGGGTAAGCGCGACAGTATTATTGTCGTTGCTCAGCTTTCTCCTGAATTTACCGCCCGCCTGGTTGATCGCTGGCAGGAACTTGAAACCCAACTTAGTCAGCCCGTGAGAATACCGCAGAGCCTGCCGGAAGCGTTGCGCCTGGCGGCAGACCTTGCGGAGAAGAAAGCGGAGCTGGAAAACAAGCTCGCTATTGCCGCGCCTAAAGTCGAATTCGTTGATAACTACGTCGAGGCAACCGGCGCGATGGGCTTCCGTGAAGCAGCAAAACTGCTGAAGGTGAAAGAACCGGACTTCCGGTTGTTCCTGATAGAGCAGGGCATTATGTATCGCCTGGCCGGTAAGTTGACACCCTATGCTCAGCATCTCGATGCCGGTCGCTTCACCATGAAAACCGGAGAGAACCAGAACAACGGACATGCCTTCACTCAGGCCAAGTTCACTCCGCGTGGTATCCAGTGGATCGCCTCATTACTGGCAGGTCACGACCTCAATGACCAGGCGGCCTAATAAGAGGTGAGAGCCTCTTTCACAACGGCTCTCCATTACAAAAAATACCAGCTGCCAGCGGGCTAGATAATGGTATAATTATTCAAATGGCGCTGGATTAGGATACTGCGATGAGATTCGAAGATAATCAGATAATTTACGAAAGCGACCTGAATATTTTTGACCTGCACGACCGAGTCATTGACTTCTCTGTAGACCCGCACATTAAAGAACCAGATAAACCTATTGGCATCTATCGAGCCATTTATAAAAATGGAATCGAAATAGCTCATTGGATACAGCCAATCGAGTGACCCATAACCGTCCCCCTCCGGGCGGTTTTTTATTGGAGTAAACATGGCTGAAACCTACCGCATCACAGTCAAAACCAAAACAGGCGAAACGCATGAAGGTCTGATGAAGCGATCTCAGCCAGAGATTATCAACGGATTCATCGGCATCGCTCGCGAAGACGGCTCATGGGTATACCTGGCACCTGATAATGTGCAGGAAATGGAATACGTGCCTGAGCCGGATAAAGACGAACAAACATCGTAAGGAAAAGAAATGGCAGGTCTGACAATTAAGCAAGAGGCTTTCTGTCAGGCATACATCGAAACGGGTAATGCTTCAGAGGCTTATCGGACGGCGTATGCTGCTGACAAGATGAAGCCGGAAGCAGTACATGTTCAAGCCAGCAATTTAAAGGATAACCCTAAGATCGCCCTAAGACTTAAGGAGCTTCAGGGAGAGATTAGGCAGCGCCATAACGTAACTATTGATTCTCTGTTGGCTGAGTTGGAAGAGGCCAGGCAGAAAGCACTAAGCGCCGAAACGCCTCAATCATCAGCTGCTGTAGCAGCAACAATGGGCAAGGCTAAGCTCACCGGGCTTGATAAGCAGGTCGTGGAACTAACAGGTCAGGGCGGCGGCCCGGTTCGGGTAGTCACTATGTCGCCTGACGATATTAAGCGGGTGATGGAGAATGACGACTGCTGACGATTCTATCCGTGCCAGCATGTGCGAAGCTGACGGGCTTTACTTTGCCCGCTACTTCTTCAAGCAGCGGACTGGCGGAAAGATGATAGTTGCACCTCATCACAAGGTGATACAGCAAACGCTGGACAGGGTGATAGACGGCGAGATTAACCGCCTCATCATCAACGTTCCACCTGGCTACACGAAAACAGAACTGGCAACCATCAACATGATGGGGCGTGGGCTGGCGCTGAATAAGCGAGCCCGGTTTATGCATCTTTCCTACTCGCACAACCTCGCGCTTCTGAACTCATCCACTGCCCGCAGCATGATTAAGTCCCAAGCCTATCAGGCGATGTGGCCTATGGAGCTGCGCGACGATGCAGACAGCAAGGCGATGTGGTGGACGGAGTATGGCGGCGGCGTGTATGCCTCATCGTCAGCAGGTCAGGTAACGGGCTTCCGTGCCGGGCATATGGAGCCAGGCTGGCAGGGCGCGCTGATTATCGATGACCCCGTTAAGCCAGATGACGCTTATTCCGAAACGGTTCGTGACGGCGTAAACAGCCGCTTCAACGAGACGATTAAATCGCGCCTGGCTATCGAGACTACGCCGATGATAGTCATCATGCAGCGCATCCACTATCACGACCTGAGCGGCTATCTGCTGCGAGGTGGCAGCGGTGAGATGTGGCACCACCTGAACCTACCGGTAATCATCGACAACAGCCGCTCTTACCAAGAGCAGTACCCTGACAACAGCCACGCCATACCTATTGAGCATGGCTTGCCTGATGGCTGGCTCTGGCCGTTCAAGCACAATGAGAGCCACCGAACAGCGCTGTTCTCTCATCGCCGGACTGCCGAAGCGCAGTACATGCAGAACCCTCGCAGGTTCAACGCAGAGGGTGCACTGTGGACAGAGCAGATGATTGCAGCAGCACGCGCCATGAACATCACCGAGCAGCTATCCAGAACGGTTATCGCTATCGACCCGCAAGCCACCAACAGCGAAGAGAGCGATGAAACGGGGATTGTGGCCGCAAGCTCATATGGGGCTGGCGATAAGCGACAGTATTCAGCCGACGGTGACTACAGTGGCAAATACTCCCCTAACGGTTGGGCAACGCGTGCAATGGATGCTTACAAACAGCATGACGCCGACGCGATTGTTATTGAAACCAACCAGGGTGGCGACATGGCCGAGGACACGCTCCGCAATGCCGGGTTCAAAGACCGAATCATCCGTGTCCATGCGAGCAAGGGTAAATTCGCGCGAGCCGAGCCAATATCAGCGCTGTATGCACAGGGGCGTGTAGCCCATCGCGGTAATCTCTATCAACTTGAAAACCAGCAGATGGAGTACGTGCCAACCACCTCTAAAAAGTCACCCGACCGCCTCGATGCGCTGGTATGGGCGATGACCGAATTAAGCGGCCAGTCTAAAGGCGCAATCTTCTTCTAAGGAGTTCATCAGTGAGTGAACAACAAGGCGAGGTTTCATTCCTCGTGAACGCCCTTGCTGATGCGATAGGGCGGCAACGAATGCTGTACGCCCACGGGCAGAACGGGAACACCAAGCGCACAAAGCTGTGGGATGAGTTCGGATATCCGAGCGAGGTAGGTTTCGACCAGTATTATCGGGCTTATGAGCGCAATGCCGTTGCTCATGCAGCGGTGCATAAGCTTCTGGACTCGTGCTGGGTGGACAACCCGACCATTATCGACGGCGAGGAGAAGGATGAGTCTGGCGAGACTACTGAATGGGAGCGAACTGTTGAGAAGCTTCTCAAGCGCCATTGGGCGAAGCTGAAAGACGCCGACCGCCGCAACCTCGTGGGGCGCTACTCGGCACTTTTAATTCAGGTTAAGGATGGCCGCGAATGGAAAGACCCGATCAACGCCGACTACATCAGGTCTCTCGGCACCGAGCGCCTGAAGGCAGTAGTTAAGCTTATCCCTGCATGGGAAGCGCAGATTAAACCAGGTAATTTCGACACAGATACAATGTCGGAAACCTACGGCCAGCCCGTGATGTACAACTTCAATGAGCAGCCAGTAGGCGATGACGGAACATATGGGCCTGTGCGTAGCGTTCAGGTTCACCCGAGCCGCGTCATTATCCTGTGTGAAGGTGCCGAAGATGAGAATATGCTCTCCGGCATTCCACTGTTGCGCGCCGGGTACAACAAGCTGCTGGACATTGAGAAAACGTCAGGTGGTAGCGCTGAAGGCTTCCTGAAGAACGCAAGTCGCCAGCTTGGGATTGCGTTCGACAAAGACACAGACATGCAAAACCTTCAAGCGCAGGCCGAGAAAGCAGGGTTCAAAGACCTCGGCGACGCGTTGAATGACAAGATTTCCAGAATGAACCGCGGTACGGATTCGGCACTGGTCATGCAGGCTGGCGCGCCGTCTGTCCTGTCAGTCGCAGCCGCTGACCCGACTCCTACATGGACAGTAGCAGCTAACGAGTTTGCCGCGACGATTCAGTGTCCGTTCACCATTCTCTTTGGTCAGCAGACCGGGCGTCTTGCTTCAGATGAGGACAAAACTGATTGGGCCAAGCGCTGCAATGGTCGTCGCTGGGGCTTCATGTCCGACTTCATCACCCGCGTCATTGAGCGCTTCTGGCAGATTGGCGTCATCGACCCGCCGAAATCTGGCGAGGTTACCCTCGCATGGTCTGACCTACTCGCGCCGAGTGAGAAAGAGAAGATCGCAAATATGCAGGCGATGGCAGCCGTGGCTAAAGACACTCAGCAGGCATACGGCACTCCAGCGATTACTGAGAATGAGATTCGTGCTGTCGGTGAGCTTGAGCCAATCAGTGAATCAGAGGAGCCTGCCGGCACCGCCATTACAGACCCGCTGACAGGTGACCCAATTGAACAACCGACAACGACCGGGCAGCCCGATAATTCCGCGCAATAAAGCCGACCCCACGCAGTCCTACCGACCGGTTAACCGGATGTTCCGGGATATCGAGAATCGCTATTACCAGATAAAACTGGCGCTGAAGCAGTTGCTCGACGCGTATCTGGTCGGCAGGGAGCGCAGTGGTAATTCTCTATACGGTTACATCCTAGCGAGAGACGGCAGCAAGCCTGACACGCTCTACCAGGTGAATGCTGGCACCTTCATCTACGATATGTCGCCACAGCAACTGTCTGACCTGCTACTGCGCATAGAAACCATTCTGGACGATTATCTTCTCGAAGGTGGTAGCAACAACCTTTGGGCGCTTCAGTACGTTTCTGGTGAGTATCAGCGTGGCACATTGCAGGCATTTACCAATCTGTCAGCGCAATCGGCTGTCTATGAGCAGTCAACAACGCTACAGCAGTTGCTAAGCAGTCCGGCGTATCAAAACCAGGTGGCAGCGGCTTATATCTCCACTTACAGCGAATGGCGGGGAATAACTGATGCAGCCCGTGCTGACCTGTCGAACATCGTAGCTGATGCGATAGGGCGCGGTGTTAACCCGCGAGAAACAGCCAGCCTGATTAGCAAGCGTCTGGATGTCTCGATGAGCCGTGCCAAAACGATAGCTCAGACTGAGCAGGTAGGAGCGTTAAGGCAGGCTCAGTGGTCTGAGGCTGAATGGTCGAAGGAGAGGCTGGGGCTTAACACTGCGCTGTTGTGGATATCAGCCCTGAAGTCGACGACACGCCCCTGGCACGCCGCGCGACACGGTAAGACTTTCACCACGGAAGAAGTGGAGGCCTTCTACGCGCAGAATGGCAACCGGTACAACTGCTATTGCAGCCAGATCCCCGTGTTACTTAATGATGACGGCAACCTGTTCAACAAAGGCCTTACGGAGAAGCTCGAAGAAGAGCGTAAGAGGTGGGTTAAGTAATGATTTATCCTTTCGATGCCGCATACGCTCAGGAAGTCCTGCGAAAAAACTATGAGTATGCAGCAATGCTCAGCACCACACGGGAAAGGCTGGCAGCAAAAGCTCAGGGGCTTGTTAGGCACGACAGGCTGCTTGACCGTTGGGATTCTGAGACGGAGAAAGCCCATATCAGACGCATAGCTCTTGATAGATATGGATATACTACAAAAAACCCATCATGAATTTTAACAGGTCGCCACGGCGGCCTTTTTTATTGCCTGAAATCCACCAATGAGGCCGCTATGTGGCAATTAGCTTATGACCTTAATTTCCCGATTCGAGGCTGGGTTTACTCAAAGCCTATAGAGATGCGGTGGGACAATGGAAACATTGAGAATGTGTGCTTATGCCACTTCTTTCCTGCCAAACCAACCAAGAAGCAACTCCGCAAGGCGCGCAAAAACAAAATTCATTAAGAGGAAGCAACGTGAAGCTATCCAGCATCCACGTGAAATCCCTCGCCATCAACTCTTCAAATATCTCAACTGAAACCATCGACGGTGACGAGCATATCGTCATTCGTGGCGTCGTGCCTGTCGTGGATGACGTTGTCATGAATGGCGGGTTGTATCCGGCTGAGGAGATTAACAAGAGCTTTAAAACGCTCGAAGGCAACCCGATGCCTTTCGGGCATCCGAAGATTGGCAACGAGCACGTCAGCGCCACTAACCCGCGAGCGGTTAATCAGTTCCACGTCGGCGCATGGGCTGAAAACGTCCGCAAAGACGGCGACCGTGTCGTCATGGACATGAAGGTCAACAAGCGTATCGCTCAGTCCAGCGAGAAGGGTAAACGCCTTATCGAGCGTCTTGATGAACTGCAGGCCAACTCAAACGCCGAGCCGATTCACGTATCTACCGGTCTTCTTCTGCGCCGCGAGCAGAACAGCGGCAAGTCGAAGGGTAAAAGCTACTCATGGGTCGCCCGCAACATGCAGTTCGACCACGTAGCCATTCTTCTCGATGAGCCTGGAGCCGCAACCCCTGAAGAGGGCGTCGGCATCTTCGTTAACGCAGACAACTCCCAACAGGAAGTGAGCGTAGAAAACGCAGACCTCGCGCAGGCATCTAACTGCACTAGGGAAGGGCTGCTTAACAAGACCAAATTCTTCTTTACCAACGCATCAAATTTCTCATTCGACGATATCCAGCGGGCTATTAGCGACAAGCTCCGTGAGGGTCGTGACAACGATGATTGGGTATGGCCGGAAAGCGTATGGCCGGACTCCTTCGTTTATCGGGATGCAGATAAATATTTCAAACAGAAGTACCTCATCGACGATGACGGCAAGGCTCAATTCGTCGGCGAACCTGTAGAAGTCGTGCGCAAACCACCTGAGTACGAAATTAAAACCAACGGAGAAAGAGATCCGATGAAAGACATGATTATCAATGCGCTGAAAGCAGCTGGTAAGCCGACAGAAGGCAAATCAGAAGCTGAGCTGCTGGATGCGTTCAACCAGATGGCTGTTGAGAAAGCAGCTTCTAAAGGTGAGACGCCGGAAGAAAAGGCCGCTCGCGAGAAGAAAGAGGCCGAAGAAAAGGCAGCCAAAGACAAAGCCACTAACAGCGAAGAAGCGCCGGCATGGTTTAAGCCGTTTGCCGACAAGCTGAGCTCTATCGAATCCGGCCTGACTGCTAACGCCGACCAGGAAAAAGCGACCAAGCGCGAAGCGGTGAAAGCCAAGTTCAAGCTCGACGATATGGCAGTCAACGCCCTCGACGGCGCAGCTCTGGATGGCCTGTATGCACAGTGCGCTACCACTCGCAGCCTGTCCGGCGCATTCAACCATTCCACCGATAAACCCTTCTCTGAGATGCCGGAGTAATAAAAATGGCTAAAGACGGTAAACACGTAATTCACGCGGGTGGCGTATTCCCGAACCCGCTTCTGAACCGCGAAGGCGTGGCAGCCGCAGCGACTCAGCCGGGCACCATCGGCGTATTCACCAACGGCAAATTCACCGCATCCACCAACGGCGGCGAAAGCGCTGTGCTGTATGTGGCGAACTATGACTATCTGCGCTGCATGGGCGTCGATGACGTCATTCCTGCTAACGAGCTGGTCGTCGGCATTCAGTTACTGCCGGGCATGTTCCTGAACGTCCGCGCTGCTGCCGGCACCTATAACAAAGGCCAGGCACTGGCTATCTCTAACGGTCGCGTCACTTCCGGCGGCACTGCATCCGCAGTCCTGTTCGTGGAAGAAGACACAGCGACAACCGTAGCTGCAGGTGACCTGCTGCGCGTAGTGGTCAAGTAAGGAGACCGATTAATGTTTGTATATTCCAAATCACTTGGCGAGAAGACTGGCAACCTGGAAGTAAACCAGGCTCAGTTCCGCGCGCTGCAGGCCGAACGTAACGCTACCGCCCAGGCGGTTGCTGATTTCCTGTCTCGCACCCAATGGCGTGGCGCTGCTGAAGATACTCCGACGCTGAACGCCGTTAACGCGGTTGATGATATCCGTCGCCTGTACCGTGCGTACGATACCACCGTGACACAGCAGTTCGAACCCAACACGCAGTTCACTCTGCTGAACGACCTGATGCCGCTTTCCCGCTCTGTACGTATCGAGCAATCCCGTTACGACTACGCCCGCACCGGCGGTCGTGGTTGGGCACACACATCAATGTCCGGCCAGATTGGCGCAGCGCTTGACGCTCGCGTCTACACCTTCGACGGCACGATGGTTCCGATCCACGATTCAGGCTTCAAGTTCAACTGGCGTGACCCAATCTTCAACAGCCCCTCAGCGCTTCAGTCTCAGGCTGACGCACAGCGCGGCTCCGTGGAAGATGTTCAGCGTCAGTACGTCGATTACATGTGGGACGGCTACCGCGACGCGGCTGGCAACTACGCAGTATTCGACGGCCTGACCTGGAAGGGCTTCCGCGCCGATGAGCGTGTCGCTCAGGTGACGCTGAACGTAAACATGGCGACAAGCACCGATCCGAAAGCAATTCGCGCCGAAGCAATCCGTCTGCGCGATGTGTTGAAGCTTGGCAATTATCAGTACGGCCAGCAGACCTGGTACGTTTCCTCTGAAATCGTCTCCAACCTGGAGCAGTATTTCAGCGACAACTTCCAGTCTCGCACCGTGCTACAGGAACTCCTGACCCTGACCGGCATCGCAGCTATCAAAGAAGATGCGAAACTTCAGGGTAACGAAATCCTGATTGTTCCGCTGCAGGCTGGCGTAGTTGCTCCGATTGTAGGTCAGGCCATCGGCACCGTTGCCGACCCGCGTCCGTTCTACAACAGCGATTACATCTGGCGCACCTGGGGCGCAATGGGCCTGATGGTCAAAACCGACATCAACGGTCACTACTCCGTGGTTCACGCCACCGGCGAAGCGACCAGCTAAGGAAGCGATATGGCACTGGTAAAAGTTATCTCATCAAACCTTTTTGCCGGTGCCAATTTCCAGAAGCTGGAGATTGGCTCTGAGGTGGAGGTTGCCGATTCAATCGCCGAGCGATGGGTTAATGCCGGTCTGGCTGAGTACCTGGAAGAGCGCCAGCTGGAAGTCGCCACACCCAAGCGCGGACGGAAACCCAAAGATAAGGAGTGACCATGGCTATCACGCCAATCACAGCAGCGCAGGTTAAACAGCAGCTGTCATCCCTCGGTTACTCCATCCCTGATTTCATCATCGACGCATATCTCTGCAAGCTCAGCACTATCGAGCAGTGCCTGGAGGCGTCTGGCTACGACGAGTGTGACGTCGTGCTGATTCAGGTATATGCCGTCTCTCTTATGGCCTTAACGGCATACAGTCAGCGCATTAAATCGCAGTCAGCGCCTTCAGGGGCGTCGCGGTCATTCGACTATACCGGCGATGTGCTTTCGATGCGTGACGCTCTTCTGTCACTGGATAAGAGCGGATGTACGGCGTCGCTGCCGATTGACGTGGGTAGCCGCGTCGGCTTCTTTGATGTTGTTGGGGGCTGCTGATGTGTGAGAAAGAGCAGAAACCTAAAAATCCCGACGAGGAGCCGTGGGAGTATGAGGATTACCACCTATGAGCTCAGTAGCTAACTGGTCATACACCGCGACAGCGACAATATGGCGAAAACTGGATGGTCAGGACGACTACGGCGACCCGCTCGGTTATGCAGCGCCTGAGCAGATTCTTTGCGGCTATGAAGGCGGCCTGAGCAAGCGCATCGGCGGTATTGGTTCAGAAATCGTTGCGAAAAACACAATCTGGACTGAGTACGCACTGGCTAAGGCTGGCGATTATGTGCTGATTGGCATTTCCGACCTGGCTGACCCGAAAGAAGTCGGAGCTGATGAGGTTCAGCAGGTGCTTCGCTATGAAGACACCTTCGAGCGCATCGCCGACGACTACGCCATCATAACAGGAGTCTGATATGGCCGGTAAAGTTCGCGGCATTGCCCAGGCGAAAGCTAATCTGGACGCGCTGATTAATGACGTGCAGGGGCGCAAGGTCGTCAGGGCCGTGCAGTCAGCACTGTTAATCGGTGGCGCGCAGGCAGCGTTATACACCCCAATCGACACATCAACGCTTCTGAACAGCCAGTTCCGGGAGATTGACGCTAACGGCACAAAGGTAACCGGCAGGGTGGGCTACTCGGCCAACTATGCGGTTTACGTTCACGATCCGAATGTTCCGCAAACCTTCCGCCGCGCCACAGCCCGCAAAGAGTTCCTTACCAAGGGCTTTGAGGACACCAGAGACCAAATCGACCGGGTTATGAAGCAGGAGCTGTCTCTATGAATCCGCCAATGCATACGCGCGTGCGTAACTACTTCATGAATGCTGGCCTGACGGATGGCTTTAAGGTTCAGTTGCTGATGTGGACCGACTCAGGAACGGAATCTGACCGGTTCATGGTGTTTCGTCCAAATGGCGGCAGTAATATCCGCAATGGCCTCGGCAATGAGCAGTACATCCTGGTCGACGTTATCGGCGCAAAAGGTGGCAATGCTTTTGTTGATGAGCGCGTGCAGCAGATAGTCGATTACGTCCAGCAAAACCCCATGACCGATGATTGCGTCGGTTATCTCCAGAATATGGGCGCTATGCCCGGACCAGTTCTTACAACCGAGGGACGCCTTGTCTATCGGCTTCAATTCGTCGCCACCTACGGCGATTAATTAAACGTCAAAGAGGAAGTAACATGGCTAATTGCCCAACCAGCAACGAACGCTTGTTCGGTGGCGCTATTGTGCTTGAAGTTGCCGACGGCTGCCCGGATACGGTGCCGCTTGAATCGGAATGGAAAGCGCTGGCCGCCGGTACGTCAAAAGGGTTCGACTTCAGCCCGAACACCGTGACCAGTGATGCTGACGATGGCGGCGGCTTTGTCGAGAGCATCACCACAAACTCCGACTTCACCATCAGCTTTGAAGGTGAGGTGCGTAAAAACGACAAGCTCGACCAGTACGGCATCGGTCGTTTCATCAAGTACTTCGCTAGCGAGCTTAAGGCCAAGCGTCAGCCTGGTATCTGGGTTCGCATGGAATACGGCCCGGTGACCTTTCAGGGTTACATGGTTATCACTGCCCTCAGCTCTGACGGCGGCACTAACGACATCGTGACCTTCTCCACTGAGTTCAAAGTGGGTGACTCCAGCACCGTGCAGGTTACTGATACCTCCGAACCTTCCAGCTAAAACACAGCGGGGCGCAAGCCCCCTTTCTGAGACAGAGATATGCAGGTTCTGATAAACGGAATTCCCTACGAGCCAGCGTCGGCGCGCTCATCTGGCATTGGTATTGCCATCACCACCCACAACCGCCCCGACGTACTGGCGCGCGCTCTTGAGCAGCACCAGAAACATCTGCCGCCCGGCGCAGTGGTTGTGATTGTCGATGATGGCTCGGTGCCGGCCGCCGCAGCACCAGAATACGCAAGGCTTATCCGTCACGAACAATCTCAGGGCATCGTGGCATCCAAAAACGCCAGCATTGAAGCCCTGATTGATGCCGGTTGTGAGCATCTGTTTCTGTGGGACGATGACGCATGGCCGATTGCAGATGGCTGGCATATTCCGTATATCGAGTCTCCTGAGCCTCATCTGGCATATCAGTTTCTCGACCTGGCTGGCCCACGCAAGCTGAATGACCTTTCAGTCCTGTACCGCGATGAAAAACACATCGCCTACACCGGCCAGCGCGGCGTGATGCTCTATTACCACCGCAGTGCGATTGAAAGGGTCGGCGGGTTCGACCCGGTTTACGGGCGCGGAATGTACGAGCATTCAGACCTCGCACTGCGAATTCATAATGCTGGGCTTACCTCATGGGCATATGCCGACGTTATTGGCTCTGAGAAGCTGATTTACTCACTGGATGAGCATGAGTCGGTAGAGCGCTCAGTACCCAAGCCAGAGCGCGAGCGTCAGGTCAGCAACAACGTAAAAATTCACAACGAGCGCCGGGATACTGGCTATACCGGATGGGCACCATACAGAAAGCAGCGTAATGCTGTCATCACAACCTTGCTGACCAGTCATCCTGACCCGCAGCGAGGAACCAGGATGAAGCCAGAGCAGTCTCTTGTCGCCAGATGGTCAGAATCGATTAAAGGTGCCAACGCGATAATTCTCGCTGACGAGTTCGAATATTCCCCACCAGGTCAGACAACGGTACGCGTACCTGTCGTTGATATGAATGTTTACTTCCAGCGCTGGCTGCACCTCTGGCAGCACCTTCGAGACCATCCTGAATATCGGTTCGTCTGGTGCACCGACGGGACAGATGTCGAGATGCTTCGCGAGCCGTGGAGTGAGATGCATCCGGGCGTGATTTATGTCGGCTCTGAACCAAAGACATATTCCGATGAGTGGGCCATCAATAATCATCCTGAGCGCGTGTATCAGTCATTCCTGAAGCAGTACGCCAGTGACACCATGCTGAACGCCGGATTGCTTGGCGGGTTACGCGAAGATGTCATGGAGTTTGCTCACCGCATCGTGCGGCTTTACTACCGCATCGAGTCAGAACGATTCTGGAAGAAAGAGGGAGCCGCCAGGGCGGTTGGCGACATGATCGCATTCGGCATCGTGGCGAAGTCGTTCGGTGACCGAGTGATTACCGGCCCGAAAGTGCACACGGTGTTTAAGACCAACGGCATCGGCAAGGAAACAGCATGGTGGCAGCACAAGTAACATTCGCGGTGGTAGGTCATCACCGACGCGCCGAGCAGGCTCACAGGCTTGCTGAGAGCCTTAATGCGCGGATTTTTATCGATGATGCCGACCACGGAGCCAACTGGAATCACCTGAGAGCAATCAAGTGGGCTGCCGGTCAGTCAGCGCGAGTGGTCGTGCTGGAAGATGATGCCCATCCCGTGGATGGCTTTGCAGGTCTTTCGGCTGAATGGTGCGCCAGATTCCCTGATGAGCTAATCAGCTTCTATCTTGGCACCGGTCGCCCGCCGCAGTATCAGCAGCAGATTGCTGAGCGTCTTATTGCTGCTGACAAGTGCCGTGCAGATTACATCACCATGAACAGGCTTATTCACGGAGTCTGCTATGCGCTGCCAGCCAGCGGAATTAACCGCATCCTGATGAACTGGAGCCAGCGTAAACCGGCGGACTATGCGCTCGGAGACGCATGGGGAAGGGATGTTGTTTACCCTTGTTACTCACTCGTAGACCATGCTGACGAGATGCCCGTGGAAAAGGCTTTCGACGGCCTGCCGAGAAACGAGAGAAGAAAAGCGTGGAGGCTTTACCGGTGAATATCCCGCTTAAAGAGATTGGCGAGTGCCTCATTAGCGTTGACGGTGAGGATTATTTCTTCCGGCCTTCATTTGTGAACATGTCACGCATTGGGGAGCCAGGGGAAATCGTGCAGGTGTTTTACGACCTGCACAACGATGAAGTAACCAGCCTGGTGAATCGAGCCGTTGAGGCTTACGGATACGTTCCGCAATGGCTCATCAGCCACATCAAAAGCACCAGTTACGGTCGCAAGGCGTTTCTCGCTTCAGTGGTTGTTCTGAATGCCTGTTGTGACAAAGATGCTGGCCCGTTGACCGGCGTATTCCATCCATCGAAAGGCAACGGTCGCACATTCAAGATTCGAAAGGGCGCGCTGCCTGAATCTGACATGCTGCTGATTGCGCAGTCACTGATAACCCATGGTGTTATCGGTAAGGCTAAAGTGCGTAAGCTCCAGCGGCATGAAAGCGGAGAGACCAGCACTGAGTTCCGCGCCGTTGATTACATCGTGGCCGCGCAGGCACATTTCGGCATGACCGAGCAGGAAGCTGGAAATCTGACGATGACCAAATTTCAGATGCTCCTGGCAACTAAATATCCTGAGCAGAAAGGTTTTACTCGCGAAGAGTACGATCAAGTTGCTGATGAGTATCTGGCCAGGAAGGCTAAGCGTATGGCGAATTCAAAGTCGAATGCGCAATCCCCCGCAAGTTCACCTCTCGTTGGTTGATATGTGATCTTTTGCTGTTATGATCTCGAGTAAAAATAGTGAGACCTTGAGAGTTATCATGAGCAAAAAAGGGATATTAATTGGCATTGCGATGATATCTGCATGTTTGGTTGGTTCAGTCTTTCTAGTTTCCTCTGAGGACGCGCAGGGTGCCGCAATGGTTAGCGCTTGCGATGCCCTGACCAAAAGTCAAATGAAGTCACCATCAACATATAAAATGTTGGACTCTTTATTTGAAATAAAGAAAGTTGATAAAGAGCATATCTCTGCCAAATTAAAGCAGATAGATAACGACGCCATAAGCCAAGGTGTTACCAAAGGCTATTTTAGCCTGAGTGAAGGAAAGGCTTTTGTTGATTTTGAAGCACAAAACTCCTTTGGAGTGCCATTAAAAGACACCACGCAGTGTAACTTCAACATCTATGCTGACTCTTGGGCATCTCTTGAATCGGCAACGGTGGGTGATAGGGATGTGAGCATGGCTGATATAATTATCACATCATCTGAACACAAGGTTGATTCAGGATTTTCATCAAAGCTTAAATATCTTAAATTAAAGATTCTTCAAAAAATCTGATTTATACACAGCCAAAACCCGCCAATGTGCGGGTTTTTTGTTTTCTGGAGACCACCGATGGCCGGAGATAAGCAGTTAGGTAACATCGTCTACCAAGTGGAAATGGATGTTGCTCAGCTCATTGCAGCGCAGCAAAAGGTTAATCAGCGTCTTGACCAGATGGATGGTAGTTTTAATAAGTCATCTCAATCAGCTGGTCGTTTCGAGGGCGCATTAAACAAGGTTGGGCTTGCTATTGCTGGCGCTTTCACAATAGAAACGGCCCGGCGGTTAATCGAAATTGGCGACCAGATGAATACCCTGCAAGCCAGGGTTGCGCGCCTGAGTCCAAGCGTTGATGCAGCCAAAGAGTCAATGAAGGCATTGTCAGCTATTGCCTCTCAAACCGGGAATAGCCTTTCAGATACTGAGCGACTTTGGGAGACTCTCACCTCAGCCCTGAAAGAAACAGGCGCAACAAATTCACAGATTCTTTCCCTGACTGACACACTTCAAAAAATTGGAACGATAGGCGGATCTTCAACAGAAGAGATGTCGAACGCGCTTCGGCAGTTTGGTCAATCAATAGCAGGCGGTATAGTTAGGGCTGAAGAGTTCAACTCTATCCTTGAGCAAATGCCAGAGCTTGCGCGACAAATAGCCTCCGGGCTAGGCATTTCTATCGGTCAGTTAAGGCAGCGCATGCTTGATGGCAAATTAACTGCGCAAGACGCATTGAACGCCATCCAGAAACAGTCGGAAAGTGTTAATGCTGAATTCGATAAAATGCCCGTTAGCGTCGACAGAGCTAAAAACAGTCTCGATGTTGCCTTTAAGAACGCAATAAGTGATCTCAACCAGGCCATAGGTCTGACATCTACGCTTGCGGGTTTAATGCAAAATGTCGCTAATAACCTTAATTACTACAATAACAATGCAGGCGATGCTGGCAGGATGCCTAAGCTCATTGAATTGCAGAAAAAATATAACGATGAGCTTAAAGAAGGAAGGAAGTGGTATGACTTTTCGGATAAAGATTGGGAGATAAGGCGTGGACAGGCGGCTTTCGAACTTAAGCGTGTAGAGCAGGAAATAGCGAGCATTCGCGCTAAAGCCGCAAATGAAGCAAAAAACAACCAAGGTTTCAACAGCCCTCCAACCAACGGTGATGATGCCGCTGCCCAAAAGCTTGTCAAAAATTCGGAACGCAGATTAGCACTAGCCAAACTTGAAGGTGAGGCTAGAGCAAGGCTGCAAGCTCAATACGATGCTGCCGATGCTGGGATTACTGACCAGAAACTTGTGAAGGCTTTACAGGACGAGTATGCCGAGACATACCGGGTAACTGAAGCAAGAAAGGAAAGCAACAAAGAGGGCAAGCAGTCAGCTTCAACAGCTGAATCTATCGCGCAGAAGCTTGAGCAACTTCGACAGGAATCGGTGCTTGCAGCTGATTCGACTGAGGGGCTAACAAGAGAGCAGCAATTACTCAGGGCTGAGCAATCCCTTGGCGCGCATGCTACGGATGAGCAAAAGCGTCAAGCCAGAGAGTATAAGGCAGCCGCCATTGATGCGGCCGCAGCTGCAAGAGGCGTAACCGAAGCGCTTAAGGCCATGCCGGAGCAGGCGGAGAATAAATCCTACGCCGAATCCATGCAAAATCTGAAGGCCGCACTGAACGCTGGGAAAATAGACCTCAAGGAGTATAACGCTGCCACGGAGAAAATGGCGCTCGAGCACCAGAATAACCTCGCCAAGATTAGCGCCCAGGCCACAGTCAATCCGGTAGCTTCTGCCCGAGCCGAAGTTGACCCGGTACAGCAACTGGTGAACGAAAATAACCAGAAGTTAGCCCTGATGCAGAAATATCAGCAGCAGGAACAGGCGATACTCCAGCAAAGTTACCAAAAAGGGAAAATAAATTACGATCAGTTCGTTGCTGCAAAGGCAGCTACCGATGCCCAGTATCTTGCCTTAAAGACTGCGCAGGAAAACCAGTTCAATGAGCAGATGACAGCCGCCCAGTGGGAACTTCTCAGTCAGCAGAGTCTTGGCTACAACATGCTAACGAGTGCAGTTGATGCATTTGCTGGCAATGCCTCAAACGCCCTGACAGGTCTTCTCACAGGCACGATGAGTGCTCAGGAGGCGCTTCGCTCGCTGGGCAACACCATTTTGAACAGTGTTATTAATAGCATGGTTCAAATGGGTGTAGAGGCTCTCAAGAACATGATTATCGGCCAGACAATTGGTGCAGCTTCATCTGCCGCCTCAATCGCCCAGGCTGCTCTTGTTTCTTCGGCATGGGCCCCAGCTGCTGCAATGGCCTCTCTGGCAACTCTTGGTGGTAATGCTGCGCCTGCTGCTGCAGGTATTACTTCAACGGTAGGCCTGGCATCAGGACTGGCTCTGACAGGCATGCGTTACAACGGTGGGCCGGTGAGTGCTGGTGGTCTGTATCAAGTAGGGGAGAAAGGAAAGCCAGAGATTTACCAGGCCAGCACCGGGAAGCAGTACATGATCCCTGGCGATAATGGCAGGGTGATCAGCAATAAGGATATGACTGCCGCAGGCGGAGGCATCAACGTCGTTGTAAATGTTCAGAACTATAACGGTTCGTCAGTAGATGCGCAGGCCACTTCTGACGGCAATGGAGGACTTACTGTCGACGTCATCGTTGCCGACCTGAATAATGGCGGGCCTATTAGCCAGGCAATTACCAGCAATCATAACGTCAAGCGCACGCCAAGGGGGCAGGGCTGATGCCAATTATCGACTATCCTGACTGGCTGCCGCTGGCACAGAAAGCCAGCAAAAATATGACCTTCGACACCGGGTTTCAGACTGACCAGCCAGCAGTCGGCCCGGCTATTTTCCAGAACCTTACTGACGACCTGAAAACCACATGGTCGCTGACGTGGATTTTCACACTTGATGAAGAACGCGCTTTCCAGCAGTGGTTACGAAGCCCGAATTACCTTAACCGTGGTGTTAACTGGTTTCGCATGCCCATCAACATCGGCGGCAGTGGCCTGCAGGTTCAGGAGCTTCATTTCACGCAGATGCCGGTGCAAACCAGTATCGACGGCGGCGTGGTGACCTGGACGGGAACCGTTATCGCGAACCACCTCTATAACCCTGATGACGAGTTTGACGACATCATTGTTGAGCTGCCGCCGCCGTGGGATTCGTGGCTGGATATCGTTGTCACTGGCTATCCTGACGGTCGAGACCCGGAATCTTTGCCGAGGGTGCCATAATGCCAAGCTTCAGGGAGTACAAGCAGCAGCGCCCGACGCGAGGCCTATACGACACCATCACTTTCTATCACCCGTCATTTGGATACGTTCGGCTTGTCGATAAGCAGTTCTTCGACAAGACGCTTGGCGGCCAGGTGTACAAACCTGCGCGTTTCGAAATTGAAGAGAGCCAGCAAAGCGGCACGCCGGTGATCGACGCGACTGTGAAGTTAGGGCGGCTGTCGTCTGACATCAAAACGCTGATGAAGCAGTGGAAGGGGGCGGCCAGGCTAACAGCTATCTCGGCCACACGTCAGATCTTCGACAGCGGAGACGTGTCTGTGCCGATTAAGTCCTGGCAGCTTTACGTCAAGACGGTGGATATCGATGCTGATGCCGCATCGGTCACTCTGTCTGTCACAAACCCGCTAAACAACAACATCGGAAGGCTCTATGACCCAACGGAATACACCGGACTGCAGTACCTCTGATTTTGTCAGAAGGGTTATCGGCGTGCCGTGGGCTAACCGGGCCTGTTCGTTCGAAAAGGTGGATTGCTGGGGGCTGGTGGTGCTGTATTACCGGAACGTTCTCGGTATAGAGCTGCACCAGACGCCGGACTACGAAGCCGGAGCTGACTTCTTCACCTGCTATCAGGGTGACGTCGTCTTCTGGCGCCAGGTCGATAAACCGATCGATGGGGGAATATTTGTCGGGTACCGCGGCGCGCAACCGGCGCACGTTGGGCTGGTGCTTAACAGGCAGGCGCTGCATTCACGCGGCGAGAACGGAAGCGTGCGCATGGACTCGTTGCTGGTCATTCAGCGGGCATTCACCAAAGTGGAATTCTACGAATATGGCTCTGATTGAATTAAGTCGTTTCCCGGGAACGCCAAAAGAACGCTACAGGGTGCCAAATGGCACCCTTTTTTATGACTGGCTGGCGGCCAATGACGCCACCTTTCACCGTGACCTGCTTATCATCCGCAACGGCGTGAAGCTGAGTGACGACGATGAGCTGGCGTTTGAGCTGAGCGAGCTGGACAAAATCCAGATCTTCGACCAGCCAAAGGGCATCGTAGAAGATATTCTTAGCCCTATCTTTAAAGTGGTTGGGCAGGTTTTTTCCTTTCTTGCGCCAAAGCCAGCTATCGCAAACACTGGCGGGAATACAGTAGATTCTCCAAATAATAGCCTTACTGGACAGACTAACACCGCGCGCGTCTATAAAGCCAAGCCGGATATTTATGGTCAGGTGAGGTCATTTCCTGACCTTATTCAGGAATCTGTTTTCGAATATGTGCGTCAGAATGATAAAGATGGCGGACTGAAGTACGTGACAGAATGGATGTGCGTCGGAATCGGTAAGTACGATTATGAGTCTGTGCGCTACTCTGAATCGAGTCTGGGCTCGCTGGCCGGTGCCGAGTTTCAATTCTATCAGCCTGGAGAGGTCATTCCGCAGATTGTTGAAGGGTATGGCTTTGATGACGTAGATGGACAGGAGGTTCCCGGGCAGAACGAAGCGGGAGATTTCCCGATAGAAACGGCGACGGCAAACACAGTCGTCAGCGGGACATATTCCGGCGGCCAGATAGCCATGAAAATCGTGAAGCAATCCGACTTCGATTATTTCATGGGGTTAGTGCTGCCGCATGCCGTAACATTCACCATTAACGTTACGTACAGCACGGCTTCTGGCAATGTCACTACTGATGCTACTTTCTCTGGCACCCTTATCTCCGCTGTTGAGACAAACGATGGGGCGGTTACTAATCCTGTTCGCTGGTACACTTTCACGATGAGCGACCTGCAGGGCCCTCAGGACATCCCGGCAAATGCCACCATCAACACTACGAAATTCATTCTCAACGACAACGAAGCGCTTGTTGTGGGGCCATTCTTCTCGCCAGTTGAATCTTCTCAGCTCTGGCTACACACGCAGTCGAGCCTGGGTGGTAAAAAACAGACGAACTGGAAAGTTGTTATCTGGAAAATCGACGATGATTACAACCAGATCCCCGGCACTACGCAGACATTTACTTATTACCAGGGAACGCCGCACGACCATACGAGCGAAGTGTTTTATCGCACAGATAAGATAACCCCTTCAGGTGGCTTTGGTAAGTATGCGATCAGCTTCCAACGCACTGATAACTCCAGCGATGCCTCGGTGCTGAAAGTTGAAGAGATTCACGCGATCAACATCAGGACCAACGTCGTTCATCCGACTGACACGCTGGTACGTGTAAAAGTTCGGGCGACAGAAAACGCGCTGGGAAGTCGGGAGCGCAAATATAACGCCCTGGTGACGCGCCATACAATCACTTACAACCTTAACACGCAGACTGTAGATTACACGCTGCGTCCATCGCGATCATTCGCTGATGCTGTGGCGCATACCTGGCTCATCATGGGCGAGCAGTCGGTCAGCAGCATTGACCTTTACGGGCTGTACTCTATTGCTGAAAGCCTGCCAGATGAGCGCCTGGGCTACTTCGACTACACCTTTGACGACGAAAACGACTCGTTAGGCGACCGTGTGCAGGCAATCTGTAATGCGGCATCGGTGGTTGCTTATTGGGATGACGGTGTGCTGACGTTCACCCGCGACCAAAAGGTTGATTATCCGGCGGCAGTATTCAACCGGGCCAACATGAAGACGGACGAATACAAAATGACGTATGAGGCCACTCTTCCCGGCGGCTACGACGGCGTGCAGGTGTCCTACGTTCACCCGACAACGAACAACAAGACTTACATCAACTACCGCGTGCTGAACGGCGCTATCGTTGAGCAGGAGGCGGAGAACCCGAACAAGCTGGAGATTGTCGGATTCCGCAACGAGTATCAGGCGCGTGAGAGGGCGATGAGGGAAGTTAAGCGGCTGATTTACTCGCGTGTGAAGATGAACGCAAAAGTTTTCGAAGATGGCATTATCCAGGTGGGTAGCGTCATTCAGATGCCGGACATCTACGACAGCAACCAGCAGCAGGGGTATATCACCGGGCGCGCCGGGAACAACTTCGATACCAGCGAGCCAATTACATTTACCGGCTCGATGTATGTGCTTGTCACAGACAGCATGGGAAATCCGACGTTACGCTACCCAGCTTCGCCTCGAACGGACACCAAATACGGATTCACCGCGGCAATACCAAACATTCAGCTCAATATCTGGAATGGAGACACTGTGCAGCTTCCGTCGCGCTACCTAATTGCGACAGTAGAAGAACTGGACAGCCAGCTATGGACGGTAAACAGCATCAAGCCAAATACCGATAACACCGTCTCACTGACAGTCTCAGAATACAGCGACTCTATCTACTCATAAGACCCATTCAACCATCACAACCCGGCCAACGCGCCGGGTTTTTTTATGGAAAAAATATGGCTACGCAACCTACTAATAATCCAGTACCGAGCGAGTCCCCGCGCGATCTTAAATTTAACGCAGGGAAAATCGACGAATTCGTCACCTCACTGGTTAATACTTATGTTGACCGTTTCGGTAACGAGCATTACACCATTGAGGGGCTGCGCTGGCTGGCGCAGCAGGCTATCGCGCAATACGGATGGATTCCTGTCGGCACATTCCAGGCCGGTACAACATTAACGCTGCCCAATCAGGTTCTGAAAGACATGACGGACGGTGAATATTACCGCTGGGATGGTGCGCTGCCCAAGGTTGTTCCTGCCGGATCTACGCCAGCATCTACAGGCGGAACGGGTGTAGGGGCATGGATAAGCGTTGGAGATTCAGCGTTAAGGTCAGCGCTGGCGAGTAGTGACGGATTCTCCTTAATTGGTGAGTTAATCTCTGTTGCTGATTTTTCAAAAATAACTCCAACTGACAAAAAGAAAGTGCGCCTTCGCGGCTGGTACGCCGTCTCAACAGTAGGTGCCGGGGATTTCTATTATGATTCCGCATCTCCAAAATCGTTACACGATGGCGCGATTTATATTTCTCCAACGGTACTGTACGCGAATGCTATTGATTTTATAAATGGCGCAGGCGAATCAGACCCTTCAGGCACTGGATGCTGGGTGCGTTCAAATGTAACTGAAATACAATTTTCCTGGTGGGCTCCGCAGTTTCTTGAACATCACTCTTCCGCGCTTCAAAAAGCTCTAGATAAAGCTAAGCTTTTACGATTAGATATTTATCTGCCGCAGGGTGAGTTCATTCTTCGCAGTAAGGTGACTTACGACTATTCTTCTGGGGTGACATCTTCATCTCCCAGGGGTGGTAACATAATTGGTTCAGGAAGCAAAAGAACAGTAATTATTCAGGATGTTCAGTCTGGGGGCTTTCCTTCTAATGGAGTCGCACTCCAGATAACAGGAAGTTTAGGAACATCTGATTACCAAATTGACAGGTTTACATTAAAGGGTATGAGTATAAGGGGTAACGGAACGGTGGCTTCAGGTAATAATAACACCGGAACGTTTCTTATTATGGAGAGGATGGTTGGGTTCACAATAGAGGATATATTCTCCAATAATCTGTATAGGAGTCTAATTATTCAAGACTCTCTGTACGGCTCGGTAAGAGATTGCAGGATAACGTCCAGTGTGGAAGGCCTCCTGATGAGAAAGCTCAACTCTGTTACCGGTGTTAATGTTGTAACATTTGAAAGGGTGGACTTTATTGACTGTTGGCACCTTTGTTTACAAGCGGTAGAGTCCCAGCAAGTCGTTATTGACAACTGCTCTTTTGAAGCAAATGGCAACAGAGATACAGCAGGAACGGCTTGTATCATCGCTCGTAGAATTGGGTCGGCAGGCGGCGTTGGGGTTGATATCCGTAATTGCTATTTTGAAAACAACAATATGAGGGATGTAGCGATCGCTTATGATATCAATCTGCCCTGCCAGGCAAGCATTAGAAATTGCAATTTTGCAAAAACTTCATCCAATGCATACTCAGGAAGAATTGGCGTCACAGGTAGCGTAACTCCTACCGGCACTGCCTACTGCAAGTTAACTATGACAGATAACCAGTTTCTTGTAGGTGGGGATTATGTAGATGATCCCGTGAATAGGCCAGATGTATTTTTTAGCGGCTTTTCATTCACCAATACCGGCCCCGATAAAGTGAAATTTATTGATGAGAATAATGTAATAACTGCAGGGGTAGTAGTTACCTCAGCGGTTAACTACATTAAATCAAGAGGAGACTTATTTACTGCCAGGGTCGCTGCGGACGGAACGCTATCAGCAGCAGGCTCAGCGAATGTTGTTTCAGTTTCAAAAACAGGAACTGGATTATACACCTTAACAAGCAATGTAAACCTTGATAAGGCGGTTTTTTTGACAATGTTTCATAACGGAAACGGTGGCGGTATACAAGTTACAAGCACTAATAATGTGGCAAGTGTTATCGTGAAAAACTCCAGCGGGGTTAACTCTGATATTGCGTTCACAGTAAAAGCCGTGCTTCTGTGAATTCAAAATGAAAATTAATGGCCTCGCCAAGAGGCCATTGGTACTACATTATTCTTTTGTTATAAACTAGCAGAGTTACATCACCATAGTGTAAAGTCTCGTCAGGCTTTCCAATTTTGTTTATCGTTCCATTAACGCAGAAGTCTAAATTATTTCTGCACTTACCTCCAATTGACGGAGATATGGCAATAAACTGCCTGTCAGGACTATTATCTATATAACTTTTTGACAGCCAAGATCTCATTGTCTGAGCCCTTGCTCTCTTCAAATCAATCGATCCATCTTTCTCACTGAAGTATACTGGAGTTACATGTATCTTACCGTTAGAAAACCAGGTCACTGTGTGCGTTAGTCTCCAGAAAGAACCATAACCAAACGAAAGGTTATTTTTATGTAAAAATCTCACAAAATCTACGGTTTCATCCTGCTTTTGATGTAACCCGTTAGGGGTGGCGACATATGAGTAAATAGAGCTAACGCAATATAACACTATGATAGTCGAATAAACTATGCTTTTTAGCCTTATCGCTGATATGAGCGCCAGCAGTATAGCTATATACTGGATGTTAACAAAAAAACGCGCGCTAAGAATGCTTACGTCTGGATAGCTGATAATAAATGAAGATATTATTCCAGCAAGGGAGAAGAAAAGCACCAATGAGAGATAGGTATTAACTCCTCCAGATCTGTACAGATTGTATATGGATATGCATGTTAAAACAAAAAACAAACAAAAAGATATGGCATATGCAAGATCATGCTGGATAATCAAGACGTTCAGCATCCTTCCCGTCAAGAATACCATCTGGACGCCATTTTCCAACATTACTGTAAGTGGCACCAATGAAAACTTGTGAATTGGTATTCCCAGGAATGATTGAATGATACCTGAGTACGCAGCTATAAATGAAATCAGATAAACTATCAGGTGCTTAACATTACGCTTGTCTTTATAAGAGATAAAAGCGGTGCCAATGATTAATGGTAAAAGATAGGATGCGTAGAACCACGGATCAGATACTCCTGCAAGAACAGACAGGAATCCAGATATGATGCTGAAGTAAACCTTGTTATTTTTAATAGCTAATAGTGATAACAGCACACAAAACATACCGAATGCATTGGTAGAGTTATGTGAAAATGGATGCACCAAAAAACCGTATGTATATGAGAATGCTGGGCAAAGTAACGCAATCAAAATGGACAATGAGGAAATTTCATTACCCGTAGCAATCCTGGAAATTCCATATAAAGATAAAGCGATGGCGATTAGAAATAATGCGGTAGCAGCTATAACCACGCTGACATCAGTTGAGTCGAACAAATAATAAAAAAGGAAATGAACCGGATAGAGAGTTAAATACCAACTATCTACCGTAGGAATCCAGTCCTTAAAAACACTCATTCCACTTTTAAGAAAATCAGGCCAGAATATCTGACTGTTAACTATGTCAGAGTCATAAGGCATATATTTTCTAGTTATCAATATTGATATTAATATGCATGCTATGATTATCGCATACCGCGACGCCCTAGATTTTATAATGTTTTCCATAATCATTAACCCTTATTTTTAATCAAATACCGAGGCCTTTTTTTAACCTCAACGTATATTCTTCCAATATACTCTCCGAGAACGCCAATACCGATAAGCTGAACGCCGCCCAGGAACAGGATTGAAACCAGAAGGGATGGATACCCGCGAACCGGGTTACCAAAGGCAAGCGTGTCGACAATCATCCATGCACCATACAGAAATGATATCCCGGCTACTAACAACCCAATGTATGTCCACATCCGCAGAGGAAAAGTGGAGAAGCTGGTAATACCCTCAAGCGCGAGATTCCACAGCTTCCAGCCGTTGAACTTAGAATCTCCTGCAACGCGTTCTGCTCGTGCGTATTCAACAACGTCAGTGCGCCCGCCAACCCAGCTAAGCACCCCTTTCATAAACAGGTTACGCTCTGGCATTAGCTTGATATTTTCTACTACATCTCGCGACATGAGGCGGAAATCACCGACGTTTTCCTCGATTCGTGGGTTGCTTATTTTATTGTGCAGCTTATAGAACATTTCAGCGCTCTTGCGCTTCAGGCGGCCATCTGTAGAGCGGTCTGTGCGTTTAGCCAGTACGACATCTGCCCCAGCCTGCCAGCGTTCAATCAGCTGAGGGATAACTTCAATCGGGTCCTGCAAGTCGACGTCAATCGGGATCACCGCGTCGCCGGTGGCGTGGTCCAGCCCTGCAAATAGCGCTGGCTCCTTGCCGAAATTGCGGGTGAAGGATAGGGGCACAACAAGCGGATCTGACACGGCCAGCGCGTTGATAATCGACTCTGTAGCGTCTTTGCTGCCGTCATTGATAAATACGATCTCCACCTCAAACGATTTGAGTGGTTCATATTCTCTGACGGTTTTATAAAAAATAGGGATTGTGTCTTCTTCATTGAAGACCGGAACCACGAGTGAAATCTTCATTTTGCTTCCCTGAAGACGATGTATTTCGAATAGATAAACCCGCACACCAGGCTGATTGCTGAGAATACAACCAGCGTAACCACGGGTGGTAGAGAGCATTCATCGGCAGCCCAGCCCACAGCCGCGCTAAGAGAGCCCATGAAACCTACGTAAAGCATGTAGCGCGTCGTGGTCGTAGAGCTGTTGAACGTAAAGCGGGCGTTTGCAAAAAAGCTAAAGCTTACGGCAACAACGAATCCGCTGAAGTTCGCCAGTGCCTGGCTTGTGCCTAGTGCATAGAAGCACGCGGCAAATACCACCCAATGGATTAGCGTGTTGAGCACGCCCACAGAAGCGTACTTTGTAAAGAGCTTGAGCATATCTAAGTCCGTTAGATTTGAAGGGGAAGAGTCTATCATCGGACGCGGCATCGATCGACGGTGATTGGGACAGAAATGAGACACGCAAGGCTTTGCACCGGTTTGCGTGCCTCCTATTAATTAAGAGGCTGTGCCGTCGATATAATCTGCCCACCACTGCATCATCTCTTTCCGCTTTTCCAGATATTGCGCATGGTTATAGATTCCTCGAATGTTATTTCGGTCCACGTGGGCGAGTTGGCGTTCGATAGCATCGTGAGGCCATCCATGCTCGTTTAGAATTGTGCTGAACTGATGCCGGAAGCCATGACCGCTTGCCAGACCTTCATATCCTATCTGTCGGATTACTAGCAGGACGGCGTTTTCGCTAATTGATTTCTTTTTGTCGTTACGTCCGGCGAAAACAAAATCGGAGATAGACGTGATAGGCTGTAGTTGTCTGAGTATGTCATAAACCTGTCGGGACATTGGCACCAGATGCTGTTTACGGTTCTTCATTACTTCAGCATCAATTTTGATGACCCTGTTTTCAAAATCGACGTTCGCCCATTGCATGGACCGAAGCTCTTTTGTTCGCATTGCGGTGTACTGCAAAACCTGCGTCGCTATTTTTGACACGACACTGCCTGAGTAACCAGCAAGCGCTCGGTTGAATGCAGGTATCTGCTCGGCTGGCAGGAAAGGGAAGTTCTTCTTACGGTATCCCTTCATTGCATCGGCCAGGTCAGGGGCGGGATTATATTTAGCTCGTCCCGTCACTACGGCATATCGAAATACTTCACCACAGCGTCGTCGTGCTTTATTAGCTCTCTCCATTGCGCCGCGCTCCTCAAACCTGCGCAGTACCTTCAGCAGCGTCATTGGCTCAATGTCATCTATAGTCATCTTGCCTATATATGGAAGGATGTCTGCCTCGAACATGCGCTGCAGCTCTACAGCATATCCCTCAGACCACACCTGCCTTTTGTGCTTATACCACTCTTCATAGATTGACCCGAATGTATCTGGAACCTTTTCCTGCTGCTTTTTCTTTGCTGCGGGATTCAGGCCAATAGCGAGATCGCGCTTTACTTCAAATGCGATGTTTCGCGCCTCAGCCGGTCCAATTTCAGGATACTTGCCTACCGTGTGAATCTTTTCCTTCCCTTCAAACTGATACCGCAACTGCCAAACCTTCTTCCCTGAGGCAGGGATGTAAACATATAGCCCGTTTCCGTCTGAAATCCTGTAAGGCTTATCCTTGGGCTTTGCGGCATCAATCTGCTTAACGGTGAGCAT